ACATTTTTTAAGCAATCGATGCTTAATATATGTACCGATACCCTTTTGCAAAAAGCCATTGAGAAATGGCTCGGTGCATATGGGGCGGTCTATGAGGGCGGTCTTGGGGACAGTAGAGAACTTCGAACCAGTAACTACTCTTCCATACCTGTTGGTAAAGAAAGGGGTTACACTGTCTATTTCATCTAAGTGTCTAAGACACGAAGAAGTGACAGTTTGGTTTTTAAGCTTTTGCCTCAATGAGGTAAAGCCCGAGGTTCCCACACTGGCACCTGGACCAGTAGAAGATTCCAAAGAGCTCACAGTAGGTGCAGGACCCAGCACTCGAGATATCAGTCGCGAGACTTCAAACTCAAGTGCAGGATTCTTGGCTGGGCTAGTGTTAAATCTACGACAAACTTCCTCGCATTCGAGAAACTTGTCAAGACATGCACTTGCCCGTCCATCCTCTCCTACAACGTTGCCAAAGTAATCAACGTTTTTCTTGAAAAGTGCTTCTTGTTGACGAATTGAATATGCGACCCAAGGGTCGACATCTTCGTAGTCACCATTAAGTACCTTTCTTTGGTCAACTAAGTTGACACGTTGATCCAAGGCAACATTAAGCTCATGGAGTAGGCTGTCAACCTTATTTTGGTTGAACGGCCTAACGAAGGTCTTCCCGCATCGCTTACGCGAAAAAGCGGAACTTCGTTTAGCAGCTTTCTTCTGAGAAGTAGGCTGAACATGCGATTCAATCGACATGAAAAAGCTCCTGAGCTAAAGTTAGTAGGGTTGGCGACCGTCTTTAATCAGATCCGAAAGGATCTGGTTCTCAACGGCGCCCAAGGAAAGCGAAACAACATCATCCGCTGATGCACTAGGTGCATCAGACGGTATGAGTAATTGGATTTCGCATTGGACGAAGCCAGCTTTTACACCTTCGCCGTCCACGTAAGGCAACTGCGTCGTAAGACGCCCACGTTTGACACCACCAGTGCTTGTTTTACACGATCCTAGGATCGTAGCACGAAGTGATGCTGAGGCTTCACTGAAATCGGCCCAGGCATAAGTGCCTGTGGTACCGGACAGAGAAGGCTCGAACGTGATATTGTTAGCCTGTGAATCGGTTAGTGTGATTGGGCCATTTTGAGCCATAATAACAACCTATTGGTTAGTTGGTTTAGGGGAAACCCACGCTCTGAAAAAACCATCAGAGAGCAGGAATGTACACTTTCAGTTACCTGGAAGCTTGCTGCACGAGAAGAGAAACCGTTGTCGCTGTCTTAGACAGTAAATTTGACGCCGATTTCAATTCGATGTGCATTGGTGGGAAGTCAACAGTTGATCCACTATGGCGACGAAAAGACGTAAGCCTTGTCGTACGCGTAAGTGAACCATAGTTGTAAGACCCGTTATTCCATGAAGGAATAGACTCTTTAACATCCGATAGCGAAAGCTCGGAGAGGCCACTAAAAGTGACACCACCGAGGCTCGCTGCGAAGCCAACGGCTTCAAGGTAATCGGATAAGTTAGAGAACCAATCAAGTATAAAGGAACCAGGGACAAGTTCATATGCGATAAGGGCCGGGTCATTGAGACCTAGCCTATACGCATTCGTGACATGTCTGGCATCAAGGGACATCATCAGTGATGTTTTTCTTGAAGCCTGACCGGTCGCGGAAACCCTATTATCCTTCTGAAGCGTCCTGACCGTCTTTTCAAAAGACTTTAGGTCAGCGTTCTCAGTAGAATGATAGTAGTTACTGACCTTGTCAACAGAGTCATGCTCAAGACTACTAAACTGGGCCGCGGCGAATATATCGCTCATAAGCGGACGCCAGCCATATTGTAGCTCGAGCAACGTGTTCGCGGGATCTTGCCTTTTAAGAGACTCGATCTTCTTCTTAGGTAAAGAGTTATCTGAACCAAAGAGTAAGCGAACAGCGTCTTCGACTTTGCCCTTCCTAATGGAACGGTAAGAACGAAGGACTCTGTGTGCACGGTTTGCAATCATTGAACCAGTTTTCCCAATCTCGGCAGTTAAAACTGCCATATTAAGATCGGTGGACTTTACAATGGAAGCAAACTCTGCTATAGCCGATAAACGGATCGCGTCAACGTTTATGTTGGCAGGAACGAAGTTCCTAGCGCCAAGATAATTTGACATACGATGGTTTGAATACCAATTACCTTTATAGGTAATTTCGGTTATAGGCTCTACGATGCGTTGTTCGTACAAATTGTATGGGTTCCATTGATCAATACGATCTCTGTACCCAGCTTTGTAACGACCAGCGTATACATAGGAGTCGCCCTCACGAAACCATTCGGAGGGCTCATCATAGTAGATGTGCATAGTTAGGTTCCTCTAGGACTGAAAGTAGTACAGTCGGGCCG